TCGCTGCCGTCAAATGTGACTAGACGATCACCATAGTAGAACTTGGTGCGGTCATAGGAAAACTGACCGTCAGGCGATATGTTGCTAATCGCCAAAACATAATACATTGTCTTGTTGTCAGTAGACAGCACCGCATCAACGAAGGTGCCGCCTAGCCAAGCATCGCCATAGACAACCGGAATCGGATTGTTTGCACTTGGTGGGATTTGCTGACGCGAACCAGGATCAACTTGGTTGGGTGCCCTGTTAGAACCGAATGTGCGCGTGATGACATACGACAGTGCGAAGTTGGCAGCAAAGGCCACCGCAGCATAAGCAAATGTGCCTGCCGTTAGGCTAAACACAGTTGCCGCAATCATTGTTCCGACCATTTTTTATTCCTTGCAATAAGTCGAATCTATCTTCTTAAAGCCACGGCTTTCTAAATCAATCTTGGGGCTTTGCGGCATCAGCGAAATGATGATGACTTCTGCCCGTTCTTGATCGACCAATTCTTGTGCTTTCTTGTTGTAGGCCAAAAACAATTTGCCGCCAATCGTTCCATCCCGATGCTCGGGTGCAACCCACCAAGCTAGTTCCCTGACTTCATTGATTTCAGGACACCACACATTCGGAACCACAACCCCTGCCGCCATTCCACGGTAGTCATTGTCCACAAGGACAAAGCCACGCCCAATGATGAGTGAGGATAGAAGGTTTCGGATGTGCTGTTCGTTGTGAAATTCCTTGTTGCGTAATTTTAGGATTGGCGATTCTTCGGCATATCGCCGCATCATTTCGACGCAAGCATCAATGTCGAACTTGTTTGCTTCCCTAATCATTCGCCAATGTTTTCAAATTCGATTCTTGGCACCGTTGTGCCGCCACTGCCACCATCACCACCCGGAGTTGACACGCCACCACCTGACGGGGGCTTGCCGAAGTCAAAGTAGGTGTTTGAAATGGCATCAACACGATCCATTGATGTTTCGCTAGTGCCGTAGCGGTCTTGCCAAAGTGCCTTGTTGGTCTTGGAAGATGCCACATAGGTTTCTAGCACCCGCTTCATGGAGGTGCAGGAAACAGAGCAAGTCGCAATCCGGCTTCTTAGCTCATCGTTCCATTCTTCGGTGATCGAAACATTCGTGATGATGCCTTGATACCGCTTAAAGAATTGCTGCGTTGGCGTGGTGATGATCTGATTGTTGGAATCAAGGAAGCCGCGCCAAATCTCTACCGTGCTGCCTTTGATGTTGGCACTGAGGATGATCGCTATGTTTTCCGGGTTGATACCCGTGAGCGATAGCGCCATGTCGGTAGATGTGGACTTGATGTTTCTTTCTACCTGACCAATCCCAAGCAATGAACCCATGCCGGAAAAGGTGATGCCATTAACCGTGATGGGTGCAGCCGCATTGCAAAAGGTGTAGGTTGTCGGGGAAGTCTTGCCGACTACCATGCGGACAAACTCAGCGTGTTCAATGTTTGCGCTGTTAAGCGCGGTCATGGTGGTAGTCATGGCGCGACATTCTCCCGAAACACGAATGGCTGATCCCAGTTCACAAACGCGCCATTCGTCATAGGCGTGAGCGTGTAGGTCGGGCAGACTTCCGCATATACGGGGAAATAGACCGCAGACCCGACTGCCGTAAGCGTGCCCGTGCTAGGCGTGCCGATGACGGGACGGTGCAGGCCGACCGAAACGGTTGATCCGCTGCCGCGCAACACATTAGCCGTGACCTTGTAGACATAGCTGCCGAGTTGCAGAAAGTCGCCTGCCCTGAACACAACCGCAGTTGGACCAACCGCAGGAAGGTTGCCCACCGTGATCGTTTGCGAGTTAGCGGGGGGCACTGCATCAAGCGTTAGTGCCGCCGCCTGACCCGCAGACAAATCACCCTTGTAGTCGGTGAACCAGGAAAGATTGGTTCCGCTAAAGGTGATGTTTGCCGGAAGCTGCCGGTCAAGGTTGTCGATGGTTTGGATTACATCGCGCACTTGCGGGTAATACAGATAGTTGTGCGGCACGATGGTGAACACCCAAGGGACAGCCGTTAGGTATTGCGCCGTGCGAATCTGACCGCCCCGCGTGACTTGCTGCCCGACCGTGCGCCGGTTGTTAACAGTCATCGACTGCTGAATGTCAACGATAGTTTGGAAGGACACTTACATTCTCCCCGGAGTGACTGCCAAGCCTTTTTGCGCGTACTGATTTGCCGCCCAAATTGCCCGTGAGCTTCCCATTAGTCGCTGTTCAAAAGACTTCACATCAATTGCTTGGATGTTGTAGTTGTTGACGGTTGTGCCGCCACCAAATCTACCGATCTTTTCATTCGGGATGACCGTGCCAGTAACGCGGGGCACGAACAGTTCCGGTCCACGCTCACCAACCAAATGCATATCACCGGCCCTAGCCGTGCCGCCATCTGCCAAACCGCCCGCATTCAACAGTGCGGTGAAGGTACTCATGTCCGAATAGCCACTCATGCCAATCGGATTCGGGCCGGAAATTCCCATTGCCATGCCGAGCATCCTAAAGATGCCACTCATTTGTGCCCGCAGTTGGATAAGCAGCAAGTCTTGAATGATGCTCTTGGCAAGGTCTTTGAATGACCCCTTACCAGTACGCACAAACCTTTCAAGCGCATTGGTCATGTTGCCCATGAGAGAGTCGAACACCATTGCGCCGCGCTCCAATTCGGTTGGCAGTTCTTTGATGAACTTGCCAAAGCCGCGCATAAAGCCTTCTTCTAGGTCACCTTCGCGCTTCTTCGCTTCAATGTCGCGTGTCTGCCGAAGGATAGAAAGCCGCTTTTCGTACAGTTCATTCTCACGCGCCAATCGCCTTGCCCTTTCTTCAGGCAGCAACCCCGCGTGTTCAATCTCGCGCTGCGCTTCTGCGTGTTCATGCATGAGTTGAATGCGCTTGGCTTCAAATTGATATTCATAGTCGAACATCGTCAGCCTGCGGGCTTCCAAATCCAATAGCCTTTGGTCTACATCAATCCTGCGCTCTTGCGCGTTTTGGTAGTCCACCATCCTGCCGACCAAGCGACCGTAGGCAAGTTCTTCCTTGCCAACAAAATCAATCTCTTGAAGTTGCAGCGCATGAAGCCGCGCATTGATCCTCATGCGCTCTTGCAGTTCTTTAAGCCGTTCCTTCTCGGCTTTCTCTGCGTCTTTGTCGCGTCCTACCGTTGTAGCCCTGCCAGGAGAGTCGCCGCCCCTGACCAATTCGGGATTGACAAAGCCGCGACCACCCCCGGCATCGCGCATCACGCGCCGTTCAAAGTTTTGCAGGGCTTCTAGATTCTTCCTAGTCTTCTCTTGAGACTCATCGAATGCCCGCCCAAACTCTTTGAAGTCAAGCGTTGCCAAAGCCCATGCTTGTTGGAATGTGAGCTTGATGCCTTCGGCAATCTCTCTAAAGACATAAGCGACATTCGCGCCCAATACCAAGATAGTTTCGAGAGCAATGCGAATGGCACCGCCAAAGTCTAAGCCACCATCCTTTAACTCTTTGATGTAATCAATAGTCGCCTTGATGCTTGGCGCAACCGCTTCGATAAATGTCAGTTGGAAATCACGCGCAGCTTGAGCAATGCTGTCGTATAGGTCTGCCATTACCTTAATGGCATCGGCTTGCTGTTCAGTCGCTTGGGTTGCGCTTTCTATGCCTTCAGCCATGCCGACAAAATCGACACCCTTTGCCGCTTTGCCGAAAACTTCCATTCCCTTAGCTGCGCGAGTAAGGGGGTCTTCAATGGCTGCAATGCCCTTGACCGTCTTGTTGAACAGTTCTTCGGTTGAGAGCTTGCCCAGGTCTTGAAAGCTGACCCCCAACTTTGAGAACAGCTTTTGCGCTTCGAATGAACCTTCAGCAGCTTTGTCAACATAGCTACTGAATGAGGAAAGCAACTTGCCCGCGTTCTCTGCGCTGCCACCGCTATTGGCTAGGGCATTCTGTAGCTTGATGACGCTATCAATGGCAATGTCATTAGCCTTGGCTACATCGGCAATTTCATCGGCATACTGCATTGCCTTGACGGTCATGCCAACAAATGCAGTTGCCGCGATAGCTGCACCGCGCTGCGCGTGAGCTACAAATTCGTCTAGCTTTTTGCCCGCATCGGCTAGACCCTTATTGAATTCAGCCGTGTCAAGTCCAAGCAAGACACCAAGCCGAGCAATCATGTTAGCCACGGTTAAACCTCTCTTTGTTGAAGCCCGGTGCCATCGTCATAAAGGTCAAAAGCTGTTCGTTAACTTGCATCTTCTTCTGTTCTTCGGTCATCGGGGGATAGATGTAGTCATGGGCAGGCCCGAGGATTTTTGCCAATGAAAACGGTGCCGCACTTTCCGACCGAAGATAGTTGAAGATGCCTGTAGCGAGAGAGCCGAGCAAATAGATGATGTTGTGGTTGCCCACCATGCCATCAACATACATCGTTTGTATGTCTTTCATGGTGTCAGCATCCAAGGCCGCGATAGATTCTTGTGTGTGCCCATTGAAGATCATTGCAGCCTCTACTTGCTTCTTCAATGAGCCAATCAGTTTCCCCGCGACTCCCGATAGGTGGGAGAGATTACTTCGGCAATCTTTTCCACCAATGCAAGTTGCGTAGACATTGGGAATTCTTCTTCAATGTCCGCGTAGGTCAGCCCTTCTAGCGACCCTTCCACGGGGACCAATAGCTTGATGTATTCGGTGATGCGGATTTCGGTCATCACCCGAGTTCTCGCTGTTTGCTTGAGCGAGTTGCCATTGATGATGATGTCATCATCTAGGAATTCAAACCCGTTGTCTTTTGCCGTGTCCTTGAATTCAAGGATGGGCTTTGCCAACTTATCGTAAGCCTCTTGCACTATGGCTTCATCGGGTTCACTGATGCGCTTGAAGATGGCATCAGTCTCTGCCACGATAGGAACACGCACCTTGAAGGTGTGCCCGCCAAGTTCAAACTTCCTGATGCGGAGTTCTTCGCGCTTGGCTTGGTATGACTCACCGAGAGCCGCTGCAATCTTGCTCATTTCTTAACTTTCCTTGCCTTGTATTTTTGAATTTGTGTTGCGAGTGTTTCACCTAAAGAGTTCGCAACCACGGTCGTATTATTCTCTAATGCAGGACGCAAAAAAGGATTGCCTTCTTTGTTCTTCATTCGTGCGGTGCCGAATTCCTGAGCAATAGCCCGAGCATCGGAGTCAACGCCCATGAATCGGGATGCATCCTTTTGCTCCATGCCCATTTTGACTAGCCGCTTGCGTGAGCGTTCTAGTCCTTTGCCTTCGCTCATTTGCTTGAGCTTGCGACCGGATGCAGTCGTTACAACAGCAATCACAGTGTCTGTGCTGCTGATGTATTTAGATCGACGGTCTTTGCGCGTGGGTCGCCGCGCTTCAATCTGCAATGACAGACGAAGCCCGCCCGTGTCCACGGGGGCATTCTGTTGCGCCATGCCCAACACGGGCTGCATGGCTTTTCTTGTCGCAGGGACAAGGATTTTGCTCTTGGCTTCCTTGTCGCCTATTTCCTTCGCAAGTTCATCGAACACTTGAAGAACATCTGACAAGCCTTCAAACTTAAAAGTAAAGCCTGCCATGATGAACCTTATTGTGGTTTGATGATCTTGTAGAAGATTTGCGTATTGATTGCTATTGCGTAATCGACAACTTCTTCAGGGGTCATCTTGTCTGCATGACGCGCCGCGATTTCATGTGCCAATGAAATAGCGGTCATCCTTTGCTGTGTGAACCCAAACCAGTCCTTGCGGGACTCGGCTTGGGTCACAAGAAAGGAAAGAAGGTCATTCGTGTTGTTTATTGTCGTGGTCATGTCTTAGGTGTTGTTTGACCAACCGTACTGATTGCCGCGTGGGTGGATCGTAAAGATGCACTTAGCTTCAGCACCGGGCTGCGCGTCAATTTGGAATTGACTCACGCGACCGTTGAAAGCGTAGGCAACCACATTCGTGCCGTCATAGGCCGACACCACAAAGGTGCGGTCAATCGTGCCGTTAGCGGCATCTGCACGCATCAGAAGCAGACCGGCATCAGAAGGATTCCACGCAGCCGTAACCGTCATGGAAGTCGGTGCAGCTTGGGTCGGAATCTTGTCAGACTGACGCGAACCGGCAATCGAGAAGTTTGCCATTGCGTCATCCTGACCGAAGGCCGGGACAGCTTCCACATTCAGTTGCAGACCTTCAGTGCCAAGACCACCGGCAGAAGTGCCGACAATATCTTGCACTTGGGAAGTCCAAGTGGAAAGGTTAGCAGTCGAAAACGGGGTGGGAGTCGCACCGGATTGCGCCCAAAGAGCAGCACTAAAACCCGGCAAAACTTTATTCGGGAGAGCCATTTTTCTTTCCTTTCAGAGAAAACAGGGTTGCTAGATTGTCTTATGCTGCAATGTTCATCTGACAATCAAGAAAAATCTGTGCTAGTTTTTCTTCATTGTCGTATGAGTTGTAGAGCCACATCACATCAACTTTGGCGACATTGAACCCGTAGGTTGGTCCTCCAAAGAGTCCGCTGTAACCGTGTAGCGATTGTAGGATTTGGTTGGCAATTGTGAAACCGTCTTCTATCTGCTGCGTGAAGATGCTAACTTGGAAGACAGGCTGATCAATACCTTTGTTGTTTTGGTTCTGACCGGTGTAAACATCCTGATGCACATTCCGCAGGAACCAAGTTAAAAACTTGGGTTGTGTGGCAAAGTTCCGATTGAATGCCGCATAGACAGGAACCGGATTCACCACAGACTGCAACTGATACTGAATCGCCTTGCCGTACTGAACCGGATTGTTTTGTGCCATGTCACACCGCTGTTACAGGATCGTTGCGATAGCACATGAAGGTGATACTCATGCGGTCGTTGGCTTCCCGGCAGTCAGTGATGCGCCATTCGTGACCACGCCAAGTGATTGAATACAAGTCTTGACGGTCAACCATTTGCTTCGTGTTTGGCGTGTAGTTCAGTGTTAGCTGCACCAAGTCTTGATAGAGCCGGTAACGCTCACTGACACGCAGACTGTTTGAAACATCGGAGACACGCGCACGGGTATCAAACCACTTGGTCTGAGTGGTCGATTGCTCACCAAAATCCGACTTGCCGAAAGTCAGATTGTTGACCGCGATGTTTTCAAACCGTGCGATTGCCATTTACATCACCAAAGGCTTGTAGGGTCGCAGCAAAGCATTCACGCCAAAAGGAATGTCTCTAAGCATTCCTTCGGTGCTGTTGCTTCGGTTGTTGTAAAGATGAGTCAGCAGCAGCAAGCCCGCTTGCTTGATGACCGGGTAAGCCGCCAAAGGACTAGCTTCTACCGTGTATTCGCACACAACCGGTGAAGTCATAAAGACATTCAAGTTGCTAGGAAGGTCAGCAAGGATCACCTTGTTGCCGCTGTTGTCGTACATATACTGACTTGCGGCAAGGGGCACGAAAACAGAAGGCGTATCGTCGTTCCAATAGCCTACGCAATTGATGGTGACACCGTTGTTGCCGTTGTAGTTGCAGCCAGTCGATCCTTGGCTAACTTCGGGCAAGTCAAGCGACAGCGGCACACCATACAGACTACTAGCGTTGTAGTAGACGCGATAGCTAATCGGCATGATCGGCAAACCGATCAAGTCTTCGATAGCCTGACGGGTCGCAACCTCTAGCCCTGACAAATAGCTATCTTGCGATTCGTCATTGAAAAGGTTTAGCTGTTGCGTGACTTCCTCAAGCGTGAGCCAAGGGGTCGCGTTGTCGCGGTTGATTTGCTCAAACTTCGCGTAATTGAAAGGGTTGCGGGTCGGCGCAAGCGCAGGCCCGCCATAAGTCAGATAGTTGTTGACTGACATGACAACCCCTTAGAGCTTGACACGAACCCCTGCAAACGGGTCGCGCACGGAGCTAACCACGCGCTTTTCAGCGTACAGGGTCACGAAACCGGGCAGCGTCTGATCCATCATCTGAAGCGAAAACTCAGTGTGGTCCCCGATGGTCAAGAACCGAGGCCAATTTGCAAGATAGATCGGATAGGTCGAAGACAGATAAGGGTTGGGGATGACAGGCCACCCGAAGATGTGCGCCACTGCACCACCGTCATCATCGCCCGTTTCAAGGAAGATGGGAAGGTTGTTAGTGTCTTTGAGTTCGCGCAGCAGTTCAATCGTTGCAGGAGCGATGTGCCAAGCCGTGCCAGGAAGCGACCAGTATTGTCCGGGCAGCTTGGAAGCCGCAGCGGTCAGATCGTTATAGGCAATCGCGGTCGTTGCCGTTTGCGTAGCAATCGTGTGGATACCGTTGGTGATTGCCGTGCCCGAAGTGCCGTAGGCAGAAGCAGCACCGTCAAGGTACATATCCAAGCCGCGCAGACCATCGGTAGCGCCCGTGGTGGTGGTGGTCGAACCCGCTTGATCGGAGTTGATCGCCATGCTTGCGCCTTCTAGCTGCGCGAATTCAAGCATCAGGTCTTCGACAAGCGTGCCTTCCAAGTTGTTTACATCGGATAGGACTGCCGAGCGAATGGGCAGACGCGCCGCCACTACGCGCACGGGAAGCTGCCAAATCGTAGTGTTGGTATCGGGTGCGCCGGTGTTGTTTTGCACCGCGTATCCCCAGGGGTTACCGGCTTGGTTGGTGGCGTTACCCGTCTTTGCCACAAACTGCATATCGGAACCTTCAACCGTGCGAATTCGCGCAGCCTGCCGGAAGGGGTTTGCATAACGCAGGGCAGCAAACGCATCATCAAAGATGACGCGACCACCAATACCCGAACCGGAGCCGGTCAGAGCCGATGCTTCTTCAATGTCAATCGTGACGCGCCGATTTTCAACAATCGAGGTCTTGATTGCGTCCAAGAATGCTTCGGTGATGACCGAAGGTTGATTAGCCGATTGCTTCATTTTGGCGTGTTCCTTTTCTGCCCAAGTTTTGCCGGGGTCGCCGCCCCACAATGCCCACGCGATTCGACCCGCTGAAGGGTATCCTTTTTCGCCGGGACTCCAACCTTCGCCCTTCTTATCTACTTCGTGTCTTGCGAAGTAAGAAACCATCCTAGCAACCGTAGAAGGCGATAGATCAGCACCGTTGGCAATGTCACGCGCACGCGCAACACCGACCGCTGTACCACCGCGCTTGAATTCCTCACGCCAAGCTAATCCCCGCTTGGCTTCGGCTTTCATTGCATCGTTTGGTTTTGGCATGAAGTCCCCGCGAAAAAGGGGGAACCGAAGTTCCCCCCTTTATCAAGCGCCCGTAGCGGTGGAGCGATAACGCACACCGGCAAAGGGATCACGAACACTTGTCGCCAATCTCTTTTCTCCAAAAAATGTTATGAAACCGGGGGCGGTTTGGTCGTACCGGCGCATAACCATGTTCAGGCGATCAATGATCGTGTGGAACCGGCTAAAGTCCGCGAAATACAGGGGGTATTTTGCGACCGTGCCTGCGGAAGCACCGGCAGCGGTGGGGGTGTCAACATAGGTGTTGACCACCACATCGAAGCCGAGCAGCTTGCCCACGATGCCGTCTTCGGCTGCGGGATGCATACGCTCAAAGATCGGCGTGCCTTGGCTGTCCTTCAGGCCGCGAATTGCCGAGAGCATGACCGGATTAATCATCCACTTGGCATTCGGGGTCCAATAGGCTTGCGGCAGCGCATAGACCACATTCACAAGGTCTTGGAAAGTCACATTGTTTGTGCTTGCAAAACCGTTCGTGGTCAATTGGTCATAAGTGGCAAGCGAGTGCAGGCCGGAGGTCGAGGAAGTGCCCGACGATCCGAATGCAGCCGTGGAGGTGGTGCCGCCCGTATAGGTGGAATTTGCACCACCATACTGATCAAGACCACGCAGACCATCAGCGCCGCCAGTGGTCACCGAAGTGCCCGTGCCGGTTTGATCGTCGTTGATAATCATTGACAGGGCTTCAGCTTGCGCGAATTCGGCAAGCATATCGTCAACCACATTGGCTTCCAAACCATCAATGTCGTCCAAAGCCGCAGTGCGGATCGGGAACTGCACATTAATGTCCTTCAGCACAAGCTGCCAAATGGAGGTGTTTTCAGTCGTTGCTGCGCCGTTGTTTTGAATGGCATAGCCCCACTGTGCACCCGCATTGCCGGTTTTCACCCGGAACTGATACGAAGAACCATCGGTAGCCACGGTACGCGACAGGCCGCGCATCGGGTTATACATACGCAGAGCCACAAACACGGGGTCATACGCGGTGCGACCACCCTTGCCATCACCGCCTGCGGTCAGTTGCGATGCTTCGTTCATGTATGCGTAGTATTGCGATTCGTCGGCAAACATCTTGAGTTCCTTTTCGAAACTCTTGCCGCCATTCGCGTAGTCGCGCAGTTGCTCACGCACCGCACGGTTCACATCGGTGCGAACCGACTTGGTGATGGGACGAATGATGCTCGGAGCGTTCAGGCCCGCAACCTTGGCTTCCAAGGTGGCAACCTTCTCGGTCAGTTCAGCCTTGGCAGCTTCGACCGACTCATTAGCCTTGGCTGCAATTTCTTCAGCCTTGGCAAGCGTAGACGCTTCGATAGCGTCCAACTTTTCGATGATTTCTTTAGACATGATTAGCCTTTCAGACGATTGGAAAGATGTTTGAGAATTTCCCGCTGTTCAAGAGCAGCAAGCAATTCAGCTTCGGTCGCTTCCGCATCAGGTTCACCCCGAGTCGGCGCAATTTCAAGATTGGTCTTAACAACCTCACGCTGTTCAAGAACTTTCTTGAAGGTAGATGCGGCAGCGACCGCATCTTTCTTGGACAGCCCTGCCTCACGCAGAGCCTTTTCCAAAATCTTTAGATCAGCAGTCCCATCAGGACGGAAGAATTCCAACTTGTGAACTTCTGCCATCGGGTTGTTGGGATGCATCACTACTGAGACTTCGCGGAGTCCCCCTTGCGAAATTTGGAAGTAACCTTCTTCCATATCGTCGCAAGGCGATCCTTCAGCATCAACCATTTGGTATTCATCTGCGTATGCTCCTACAGATACGCCGCCGAACATAGCCGGTGATTCGGTCATCACTTGATACAAGTCTGACCCTTGAGTGGTGTTCAGATAAAGCCGACCTTCGGCAATCATGCCCGTGTCGGTGAATTCGAATGCGGTCCACTCACCTACCGGGATTTGGTCGGCAGCGTGATTGACAAACATGGGCAGGGGTCGCTTGCTCTCGGCAAATTCCTTAGCCCACTGCATGAAGCCTTCCGGCTTGTAGAAAAAGCGCCGACCGTCCGCGCCTTCACGCGGTCCCCAGGTGGTGACGGTGGCTTCAATCTTTCCTGTTGGCTCTGCGCTTCCTGCCGCTTCGGGGAGGACTAGCCGCGCTTCGCAAATCAGTTGGACTTGTTTCATTGATGACCCCTGTAAAGACTGTCTGATTCATGTCTTGTATTTTGGGTGTCATCAGGCGCGGAACTTGAACCGGCAATTCCGCAGGCTGACGCACTTGGTTTGCAAGTGCTGCAAGCAATTTTGCGTGAACTGCCATATAAGTCAAGTTGTCCCGATGTTCATGCGTCGAGTCTGATTCCCGCCGCCGCCGCCCGTGTCTTGTGGTGAGCTACCCGGCAAAGGCTTAGAAGCACTGTTTTTGCCGGTCAAGTCATTTGCACCATCAAGAGTTTGCCGCCCCAAATACTCTCGCGCTTCGTTGGGCGTAAGTATGCCTGCATTTACCCCGGCAACCGCATAATTCATTTGATCTAGCGGTGCGCCCATCAGGAATTCCTGCGTGTCAAATTCTACGCAGAGTGAGGGGTAACCCGCAAGCAAATGCTGTTTGAGCTTCTGCCGCACATTCACAATGATCGGGTACATGGTGGATTTGTAAAACTCATCCAACATGGTTTGCGTGTTGTTGTATTTGCCGTCCGCAATGCCGATCATCGCAGGGGGCACCCCGAACAGGCCACAAATCCGCTTCATGGTTTGCAGCTTCAAAGCCGCAGCGTCTGCGTCTTGCAGGGAAAGCATCTTCAGGGGTTCATACTTCATGCCCTGATCCAACAGCATCCCTTGACCGGGCTTGGACGGGTCGGTGGTCCGGCTTCCCGTCATGCTTGACCATGCTTCTTTCAGTCGCGCAGCAATCTCTTTGTATTTGGCATCAGGAATGACCGACTCGGTGACGAACATCCCCGAGGGCTTCGCCCCGTTTTGCATCACATAGTTGGCGTATAGATCAATGTCCTGATCCAAGCCGACCAATTCAACCGCCAGGATGCCCTTGTTGAAGCCCGCAGAGCCTTGCCAGGGCATATCTTTGATATGCATGACTTGGTAATACTCTAGCGGTTCATCCTTGCTGAAGCCGTAGCTAGGCGTGGACAGTCGATATGACGGGTAGCGGGTCGGGGTGATCGTCACCGCAATCAGCGTCGAATCGAGAATGAACATCTCGGTGGGGGTCTGCGTAGGATTCTTCTGATCCTTGCGCCACCAAAGCGTGAAGGCTTCACCCAAGAGGTCATGCCACATCATCCATTGATACCAAAATTCGTATTGACTTTGGAACTGATTGGGGTTCTGTAGCAGGGACAAGACTTGCTGCGCTTTGGTCTTGTTCCGCGTGGACACACGGGAATCCTTGGTGGCATCGACCACGGTGCCATCGTCCAATTCGCACATGATCCTGATGGGCAACTGACTCAAGGCGCGGGCTTTCGCGCCAAGTGCTGCCATCACCGTGCTATTGCGGGTAAGAGTAGAAACATCAACTACCCGACCCGCATCGGTCACCGCGCTTGTGGTGACATAAAGGATTTGGGTGTTGACCGTGGGCCTGCGGTTGTCGCCCTGATAAACGACATTGTTGCCTAGTGCGGTCTGCCCAAACAGCGTATTTGCTTCGTTGTTTTGAGCTTGTTTACGCTTGAAAATGTCTAGGATTCCCATGTTTGGCCCCCGTTTCCTGCTGACTTTACCACTCTATTGTGCGGAAACCAAACGAATCTGCGGTGTAAACATTGTCCAAGTGGCAGTGCAAAGCCATGATTAGGGCAATGATCCCGTCAATCTTGGCTGATGCGTCTGCTGCATTCTTCCTCACCTTCACATTCGCATTTATATCTACGAAACACTCACAGTTGCCTAGCTGCCACCCAACAAAGGGATTGCCCGCGTGCTTAATCGCGCCCTTCAGGATCAGTTGTTCAGCAGTCTTGGACGGGTTGGACAGCACCGCCATGCCCTGCCCCACCTTTTTTACCGGCAGACCCTTGGCATACAGACTCGCCACCAATGCAGCCGCGTTGTAGGGGTCATAGGCAATTTCCTTGACTTCATACTTTTCAGCTTGGGCAGAAATGTAAGCGTCCACTTCGGTCAGGTCGGTCACATTGCCGGGTGTGAGCTTGAGGATGCCCGATTGCCGCGCTTGGTCAAAGATGCTTAGGTAGTGGTTGGGGATCAGGCTTAGAGAGTCTTCGGGCAGGAAGAATTGGAATTCCGCGTAGAAGTCTTCTTCCCCATAGCGGTGCAAGGTGCAGACCGCGTTGAGGTCGCGGGAATGCGCCAAGTCGAATGCCATGAAGGTTGATTCGGGCTTTCCTTCGGGCATTGGCGATTTGGCTTCGTCCCAATGCTTGCGGTCCACCCAAGCCGAATTAGCCGAGACATAGACATTCAGTTGCTTGCAAAGGAATTCGTTAAGGCTTGCAGGCTTGGCTGATGCTTCATCTGCCATGTGTTGAATGTGGTTGGTCGTAACCGACACCCCAAGCATGGGATTGGCCTTGCCCCAGGTCGATTGGTCGCGCCAGTTGTCGCCCTGATCTATGGAGTAGCACAACCCAAACCACTTGCCGTTGTCGGGAACATCGCCCCGAAGAAGGCTGCGGAAGTAGGTTAGGTCTTCAAAGAACTTGGTTTCTCGGGTGAATGATGCCGTGGTCATGTAGACCCGCAGGGGGTTTTTACGCGCCCCCATGCCCGAGTGCAGGACTTCGATAGAAGATCGCTCGGTAATCTGCGCCGCTTCGTCTATGAGGGCACATGAAGGGTTCTTGCCGTCACCCGTCTTGCGGTTGTCTCGACTGAGTGCCCGATAGGTAGAAGTCGAATCGCCTTGCTTCTTTATCTCTGATCGGTAGGTGACGAACTTAGCCGCAAGTACCTCATGCATTGATTCGACAATGGCTTTTGAGGAATCAAAGCAGATGCTTGCCTGTTCACGGCTTGTCGCCAAGGTAAAGACTTCCGCGCCGGTTTCCCCGAACATCAGTTCGTACAGAGCCACGATGGACGCAAGTGTGGTCTTGCCCGACTTCCGAGGGACAAACAGGATTACATCAGTTACCCACCGCTTAGAGTGGTCAGCCTTGTCCCTGAACCCGTACACCCCTGCCAAAAACAGGATTTGAAACGGCTGCAAGACAATGGGCTTGCCCGCGTCCGGTCCCTTTACATGACGGCAGAAGGCGACGAATTTAAGGATGTGTTCAGCCTTGGCCGGGACGAATTCGTAAGGCGCATCCTTGCGCTCTGCCATGTCGAGGAATCTCTGACAGGCTAACCTTACATCCTCACAAGCTGATATGTCGCCCCGAGTGACTGCCGCCGCGTACTGAAACGCGGATTCAAGCATTGGCGAACAACTCATCTACTTCGGTCGGCTTGTTGACTTTCTTTGGCCTGCCACGGGACACAAGACCCATTTCCCCAAGAATCTTGATGATCTTGTCGATGGACTCATTCCGCAGCTTCGTCCACGCGGAGCTACCCACGCCCGATGCATAAACCGCCACCGCGCCTTCTTCATTGATCCTAGCCTGCGCCTGAAGCAAAGACTCAGTGACCAAAAGCAGCGCAGCAATCAAGGTTTCATCGCTTGGCGTGATCGCCCCGTAGACGCTTTCCAATTCATCCCGAATCAGAGTCTCAAACATCTGCGGATCGAAAGTTTCCGGGTTCCGAAAGTACCCGATGATCTGCCGAGGGGGTTTGCGCTTTGGTTCTTTCATGGGGAATTCCCTTTCTTCTCTTGTCTATTCTCTTATTTTACGGGAGGGGGGGCAAACTTAGTCTACGAAGAAAGACGGC